GGATGCCCTACCTACTAGCTCTGTTCTAAATATTTCTGGTAACAATGATGTTAATGGAAGTGGAGATGGAATAGTAGCCTACTGCTTTGCCGATGTAGAAGGATACAGTAAGCTTAATAGCTACACAGGTAATGGTTCTGCTGATGGTCCATTTGTATACACAGGGTTTAGACCTGCTTTTGTGATGGTTAAAAATACATCTACTGCAGCGACAAATTGGTGTATCCATGATACATCTAGAGAAACATATAACATTGCTGATAGTATGTTGCTACCAAATAACCCAGCAGCAGAAGTGGTAAGTGCTACTGCTTATGGGATAGATATTTTATCTAATGGATTTAAAATTAAAAATAGTAATAGTAATTTTAATACATCAGGAAATAATTACATATACATGGCATTTGCCGAAAACCCTTTTAAAAATTCTTTAGCGAGGTAACAGAAATGGCTTTTAAATTAAATGGTAAGACACTTCCTATAGACAGGGGTTTTACACACAATGACATACAGTACCCAAGAAACTGGTTACGACTATCCACACAGGAAGACAAGGATGCTCTTGGTATTACATGGGAAGCAGACCCTGTTAGGGCTGATGACAGATACTACTGGAATGGTGAACTAGATAATCCTAAAGCATTAGAAGACAGAGAAGAATCTGATGTAGATGGCAACCCACTATGGGTACAAGAGTATGATGCGGTAACAGAGTCAATGGTAGATACAACAGAAAGACTGGTTACTAAAGGTCTTAAGTCTAATATGATTTCTCAAGTTAAGCATACAGCAGGTACGATGCTAGCACAGACAGACTGGTATGTAACGCGTAAAGCAGAAAGAAGTATGAATATACCTGTTGATGTTATAGATCAACGTACAGCTGTTAGGGAAGAATGTGATAGACTAGAAGTTGCAATAGCTAATGTTTCTACAGTAGAAGAGCTTATTGCTGTGATGAATAACCAAAGTTGGGAAGGATAGATAAATGTCTCCACATGAAGAACTGGTAGCTCATGAGAAGCTTTGTGCTGAAAGATACAATACTTTACACTATAGACTTGATCGTTTAGAGTCTATGCTTAATAAACTTCTCTGGGGTTGTATGACTGGTTTCGGAGCTATTGTCGTTGCAGTAGTGATAGGTAAGTTATGAAAGAATCCACACTTATTGTCTGCTTTGCCTTAGTATTATTATGGAGCTATTGTTATGCCATCGTTGTTTATGCGTAAGATTTTTTTAGCAGCACTTACCCTATTAGCAGTGCTACCTATTAGTCCTATTATTGCATGTATATTATATGGAGTATTTAGTTAATGTTAAATGTTTTATTACCCCTTATATCTACTGTTGTAGATAGGGTCATTCCAGATAAGAATGGAGCTGATAAAGCGAAACAAGCTATAGAAGCAGAACTAATTAAAAATGCAACTCAGCTTAACTTAGCTCAAGCAGAAACAAATAAAATAGAAGCTTCTCATAGAAGCGTATTTGTAGCAGGATGGAGACCATGTTTAGGGTGGGTAGCTGCTTTAGGATTTGCATGGATGTTTGTAATAGCACCCCTGCTTCAATGGGTAATGTTAGTGTCAGGGAATGACTTGCCATTACCTCAATTTCAAACCGATGTATTACTTGAACTAACGTTCGCAATGTTGGGTCTTGCAGGACTCCGCACATACGAAAAAACGAAAGGAATTAGTAAGTGACACCACACTTTAATGTATATGAATTAACTTTTAGTAACACAGCAGTAAGACTTGGAATAGATAATACTCCTGATAAGGAGGCACTAGAGAACTTAGAGATACTAGCAGAGGGCTTAGAGAAAGTTAGATTAAAACTAGACTCAAGACCTATTAAGGTTTCTTCTGGGTATAGATGTTTAGAGTTGAACAGAGCTCTTAAATCTAAAGACACCTCAGCCCATGTAAAAGGACTAGCAGCAGACTTTAACTGTCCTTCATATGGAAGCATTAGAGAGATTATGGAAGACCTCTCAGAGTCTAGCCTTGAATGGGACCAATTAATTATGGAATATAATTCTTGGATTCACATAGCCTTTCCTGCAGAGGGAGAGGTAGCTAGAAGACAAACATTTATTATAGATAAGTTAGGAGTAAGAGCATTTGATTGATTCTAAACTAAAAAAAGTAGGCGTATCTGGATATAACAAGCCTAAACGTACTCCTAGTCACCCTAAAAAGTCTCATGTAGTTGTTGCTAAAGAGGGTGATAAAATAAAGACTATTAGGTTTGGTGAACAAGGAGCTTCTACTGCAGGTGCTCCTAAAGCAGGTGAATCAGATAAGATGAAAGCTAAACGTAAGTCTTTTAAAGCAAGGCATGGTAAAAATATAGCTAAAGGTAAAATGTCCGCAGCCTACTGGGCAGATAAAGTTAAATGGTAGTAAGTCCTTGTAAAAACGTATGCAGAATAGAAGGGCAGAAGTGTATAGGATGCAATAGAACTCTGGATGATATTGAAAAATGGGCATATCTTTCAGACCAAGAAAAGCTTAGAGTACTATATGAAGCTTTAGATAAATCTTGACAGAACGCCCATTTTATGGTATAATTGTAGTATAGCCTAGGAAATTATATGACTTATTTAGAGATTGTAAACAAAGTGTTAGTTAGACTCAGAGAGAACCAAGTAGGTTCCCTCACTGAGAATTCTTATTCTACACTAATAGCAGATTTAGTCAACGTAGTTAAGAGAGAAATTGAAAACTCTTGGAACTGGAGTGCACTAAGAACTACGCTATCTGCTACTACAGTAGATGGTCTATTTAACTATGTGTTAGTAGGCTTTGGCACTACATCAAGAGTATTACACGTTTATAACGACACAGATGACACTGAGATGTATCTAAGGTCTAGCAACTGGTTTGATAGACAGATGAGAATGGTAGATACTCCTCAAACTAGTGGTCCACAGTATTATAACTTTAATGGTGTGTCTGAGTATGGAGATGCACAAATGGATGTATATCCAGTTCCTAATGGAGCTTATGATATACGAATTAACATTGTTAAGCAACAAGATGACTTAACTGAGCCAACAGAAAGGGTCTTAATTAACCCTAATCTTCTTATTGAAGGTGTAGTTTCTAGAGCTATTATGGAAAGAGGTGAAGATGGTGGATCTTTTGACCATGAAGGTAGATACTTAAATATGTTAGCAGACTTAATTGCTATTGAAGCAGGGCATAGACCAGACGAAGTTACTTGGTATCCTAGTTAATGGCTGTATCTAAACTACAAGCTAACAGTATATCTGCCCCTGGATTTCTAGGGCTTAATACACAAGACTCAGGAGTTAATCTTGAGAGTGGTTATGCAACTGTAGCTACTAACTGTGTTATTGATAAATTTGGTAGACTTGGTGCTAGGAAAGGTTGGGATTTAAAAACTACTTCTACTACATTAAGTACTGATGCCTATATAGAAGCTATCTTTGAGTTTAAAGATGTAGATGGTTCACAAACAATACTATCCACTGGTGATGGTAAAATGTTTGCAGGCACTACTACTCAAACTGCTCTAACTGTTTATACTGATACTAATGGTACTGTTCCAAACACTGGTGCTACTATAGGTAATAGGATGCAGTTTGCAAGTTTGTTAGAAGGGACAGGACAAAATGCAGACTCTTATGCTTTAGCAGTACAAAGAGGAATCCCTGCTTTAGTTTACAGAAGATCAGGTAATGCTCATGATGGTCCTTATATCTTACAACAAATTGGAGACTATGGATCTAAACCTACTGGTGTAGCTACATTTGATCCTGATTGTGTTCTTTCTGCTTTTGGTAGAATATGGACAGCAGGTATTACTAGTAACCAATCTACAATTTATTATAGTGCTTTAAGTGATCCATCAGAATTTGCTGCAAGTGTTACAGGATCTGGTGTATTAGATATAAGTACAGTTGTTGGTGGTAATGATGATATTGTAGCTTTATCACAACATAATGGATTTTTAGTAGTATTTTGTCAGCATCACATTGTTATCTATTCAGGAGCTCAGTCTCCTTCAACAATGGTGTTAGAAGATGTTATTACTGGTGTAGGTTGTATTGCTAGAGACTCTGTACAAGTAACAGGTACTGATCTAATCTTTTTGTCTAATAGTGGAGTAAGAAGTTTTAATAGGACAATACAAGAAAAGTCCATGCCTATGCGAGAGTTATCTCTTAACATTAGGGATGACTTGGTAAGTTATTTAGCTGTAGAAACCTTTAACAATGTACGTAGTGTATATTATGAAAATGAAGCTTTCTACTTAATAACTTTTCCAGGTTCTCGTATTATGGTTTACTTTGATATGCGAACAGCTTTACCTAATGGTGCTGCTAGAGCAACTACTTGGAAAACTGAGAGTGGTATTATATTTAAAGCCTCTTGTAATACACATGACAGAAAACTACTACTAGGTGTACCTAATGGTATAGCAGAATATTCAGGGTATTTAGATAATCAAGACACTTACCCATTTGAGTATTTAACTGCTGCTTCTGATATGGGACAAGCTACCATGAATAAGCTACTTAAAAAAGCAGAGCTTATGGTTATTGGTAGTGGTGAGCAAGACTTTACTTTTAGATGGGGATATGACTATACCATTAACTTAAATAGTCAAAACATTTCTAGAGACTTTGGTGTTACTAGCTTATCTCGATATAACTTAGGATACCAATATAACATAGATAAATACAGTACAGTTGGTTTAGGTATTCAACAAATTAAAATACCTTTAACAGGTTCTGGTAAAATTGTACAGTTTGGTATTAACTCTACAATTGAAGGTGAACCACTAAGTATTCAGAAAATTGATGTATATTTAAAAACAGGGAAAACAATATAATGACAGCTTATACTAAATCTACTAACTTCTTAACTAAAGATACTTTACCTGATGGTGACTCAGGAAAGATTATTAGAGGGTCTGAGTTTGATACTGAGTTTAATAACTTACAGACTGCAGTAAATAGTAAAGCTAACTCTATTAGTCCTACTTTGTCAGGTACTCCTACTGCACCTACAGCAACTGCAGGGTCTAATACAACACAAATATCTACTACAGCTTTTGTAACGGCAGCGGTAACGGGTGCTACATCAGCTTTAGATACAATGTCAACACAAGCAGCGAGTGCTGTTGCTATTACTGGAGGTAGTGCTACAGGTATGACTGCTCTAACAGGAGCAACTGTTACTGCTTCTACAACACTAGCTATTGGAGCTGACTGGACAGTAGTAGAGACTGCAGGAGATCTAATATTTAAAGTAGATGGTGTAAGTAAAATGAAATTAGATGCTAGTGGCAACATAACTGTTGTCGGAGATATAACTGCCTTTGGAACTATATAGTGTCTTTTGTAGAAAGGTTTAAAAAAGATTACCATTCTATAGAAAAGTTAGAGGAGTTATTTCAAGACATAGCAACTTCTCAAGAAAACCTACACTTGGCTGCAGAGGTCGAAGACAGAATTACAGAGCTTTATCTAAAAGAGGCTTTGTTTAGAATAAGAGTTAATAAAAAACTATTAAAAATGAGGACAAGTTAATGGCAACACCTGCAGGAACTATTAAGTTTTCACAAATACAGTCTGAATTAGGAGGCAGTAATCCTATTAGTATTAGTGAATATTACAAAGGGGGTTCTATTGTTCCTAATGCAATGGGTGGAGCTAGTACTATACCTGCTAGTGGTACTATAGATGCAAGTGACTTACAGAATAAACCAATTACTTTATCTTATTCACAAGCAACCTCTCCCCTAAGTTATGGTAATTATATAAGTTGGACATCTCCAAGTATAGATCTTAGTAATTATTTACCTTTAAAAGAATTGCAAACAGGGGATACTTTTACTATAGTTACTTATCCTACTGCAGGAAGTTTCTGGGCATACTACGCAGACTTTGTAACTACATTTACTTATGGGACTGCTTCTAGTAGAACGTCTCCGCAGGCAGGAGGTAAAAGTACATTTAGAGTAACTCATTATAATGGAGGGAATACTATCTATTTAAGTGGGTATTTTGGAGCTGGATCTACTAACTATAAAGAAAGTGGTGCTTACATAAAAGAAATAAGGTATACATGACCCCAGAAGATGCACTACGATTCTTAGATAAGTCTAAGAGTGAGTACATAGATGATACCAATCTAATAGAGAATGAACATGGGTTTATGAGTTGGAAAGTAGATAGGGATTCATTTGTTTGTATCAATGTCTATGGTGATGGAGAGTATTGGGATAAGTATATG